CATAGAGATGTAGAGCAATACATTATTGATCCAAAGTATGGCACTTCTGTAAGACATTTGCCGCGTGACACCGACGTGGTGTTTGTTTGTGTTCCAACTCCTATGGGAGACTCTGGTCAGATCTTAAAAGATGTTGTTGCTGACCTGACCGGGTATTTTCAATTTCATAAACTAATCGTCATTAAGTCGACGATTACCCCTGATATTATAAACAACTTTGCGCAAAGAGGAATTGTATACAATCCAGAGTTTCTAGCAGAAAAGAGTGCTATGCACGACTTTGTTAATCCACAATTCCATGTGTTTGGTGGAGATTTGAATGATACAAAGTATCTTGAGCAAGTCTACAACACATACAGTTTGTGCAATCCTTGCCAGACATTTCACGTAAGTCATGTTGATGCTAGCTTTATTAAGTACGGTATCAACACATTCCTTGCCACTAAGGTAACATTCTTCAACCAACTGTTTGATGTGGTTAATGATGTAGAGCGTGCAAACTTTGCTAGCATTATTGCAGCTATTGGATCTGATGAGCGCATTGGATCATCGCACACAAAGGTTCCAGGCTTTGATGGCAAGCAAGGTTTTGGTGGAGCGTGCTTCCCAAAGGATTGTGCTGCACTATTTAATTACGATAACCGCTTGACTTTACTCGGCGAATCTATTAGAATCAATAATGATTATAGATCCCGTTACGAATTAGATGAAAGAGAGAAAGAGCAAAATGTTAGCTATAACGGTAATCTGGCCAATAAGGACTTCTGAGGCGATGGCGTAACGTTCCCCCCAATATGTTTAAATCGCTAGCAGCCTCAAGTGTAGATTTATAAGGCTTATCGTTCACAATGCACGATTTACCAGATCTGTGGTGATGCTTATGTCCACCAGGGCGCTTCTTTCCTGCTCTAGAGTATGTGTTGCCGCCCTGTCCCTCTTCATAACACAAATTAGCAAAGTCTTTAGACTCTACAATGTCTAACTGTTTACTAATTTCTAGAGCTCTTATTTTAAATTCATCTTTTGATTCAGACGAAAATAAAATTTGTGTAGTTACATCGTTACCATGTTTAGCAATATGTCGTTGCCAAACTGTTCCTGATCCCTTATACTTAAATGGGTCAGATGTTGTCTTACCCAGATATTTGAGACCTGTGATATTATGAGTCTTGATGTATAGATAAATCATGCTGGAGATCCTGTTGTTTCTAGAGTCGGTGGAAGTTGGCGCTTCGCGATCGACACTTATATTTATATAAGTTTAACTTCGAAAGGATAATACCAATGAGTATTATGGACAAACTAAAGAAGAACTCTAAGATCAAGCAGACGGAAGTTCTGTCTGATTCTAAGTTCTTCAACGATAAAGAGATGACCCCTACAGATGTTCCTATGGTGAACGTGGCTCTGTCTGGGTCAATTGATGGTGGCTTGGCACCTGGACTGACTGTGCTTGCAGGTCCTTCTAAGCACTTCAAGACTTCATTTGCATTGCTGATGGCTGGTGCATATCTTAAAGCTCACCCCAAAGCTGTTATGCTGTTCTACGATTCGGAGTTTGGTTCTCCTCAGTCGTACTTCGAACAGTTTGGCATTGACACTTCTCGTGTGCTTCATACTCCTATTACTAACGTCGAAGAGTTGAAGTTTGACATGATTGGTCAGCTAGAAGAGCTGTCTCGCGATGATGAAGTGATCATTGTGATCGACTCTATTGGTAACATGGCATCAAAGAAAGAGATGGAAGACACTCTGAATGAGAAGTCTGTTGCGGATATGTCTCGTGCCAAGGCTCTCAAGGGTCTGTTCCGTATGTGTACTCCCTACCTTGCAATGAAGAACATTCCTCTGATCGCTATCAACCATACCTACAAAGAGATCGGTCTGTTCCCTAAGGACATCGTTGGTGGTGGTACAGGCATCTACTACTCTGCAGACAACATCTGGATCTTGGGACGTCAGCAAGATAAAGTTGGCACTGAGATCAAAGGCTATCATTTTATTATCAATGTGGAAAAATCTCGTTATGTTAAAGAAAAGTCAAAGATTCCTATCTCTGTTAGCTGGGAGGGTGGTGTTCAACGTTGGTCTGGTTTGCTTGAAGTTGCTCTTGCTGGTAAGTATGTGGCTAAACCATCTAATGGTTGGTATCAACACGTTGACCAAGCATCTGGTGAGCTCACTGGACAGAAGTATCGCGAGAAGGACACTCTAACCGAAGAGTTCTGGAAACCTATCTTGACCGGAACAGACTTCAAAGAGTTTGTTAAGAAGCAATATACCATCGGTCATGCTTCATTGGTTGATATGGATTCTATCGTGGAGGAAGCAGATGATTGATTTAGACAAACCATGCGAAGGACTAGATTATCAAATTGTTCCCTTTGAAAAGGTTGATCATGAGCAAGCGTGGAAGGCTTTAATCATTAGAGGACAATATAAAGATTACAATCTTATTTTTACAGAAATTGAATATAATGGTAAGATTAATTCACTAAGGTTTAAACTTGACGCTATTCATAATGATGAATTAATAGAAACTGATAAACAGTTGCAAGATTATTCTTTTGATTTGCTAACTGATATTTTAAAAAATGGTATTGCTGATGGGAGTTTAATGTTCAATGACAAAAACACCGACAACTGAGGCGTGGAAAGAGAACGAGCAGTATCAGCTTATTCCTGGTGATCAGAATTACTGGAAGGTTCGTATTCTTGAAGGAGAATTTGTTGAATGTGTTGTCACATACGGTAAGATCTCATTTGATGAACAAAATCATACAGTTAAGTTCGACTTTTCTCTTGACTACACACCTGATGCTGATGTAACATCAGAAGATCCAGCACTACAATCAGTAGTAGGAAAGATTCTTCACAGCATTATGGTTGGGGCCTTTGATGAACATTAATCTAGAGCAGACTATTCTGCGGAACATTCTGACGAACGAGCAGTACATGCGAAAGGTGCTGCCGTTCGTTAAACCTGACTACTTCGAAGGCGTATATCGAGTCTTGTACAAAGAGATCGGCAAGTTTGTTGGTAAGTATAACAAGCTGCCGACTCTTGAAGCATTTAAGATTGAGCTAGATAAGGCAGACAAGATCAACGAAGAGCAGTATGCTCATGCTCTAGAGATCATTCCTAATATCTTTCATAGTGAGAAAGTTAATGATCAATGGCTGCTAGATACTACTGAGAAGTGGTGTCAGGATCGTGCTATCTACAATGCCATCATGGAATCCATTTCTATTATTGATGGCAAACATCAGGACCTAACTAAAAATGCTCTCCCAGATCTACTCCAAAAGGCGCTCGCTGTCTCGTTCGATACAAACATTGGGCACGACTACGTCGAGAACGTCGAACAGCGATATGATTTCTATCATGAGCAAGAGGAAAGAATCCCCTTCGATCTTCGTAACGCACTTTACATCACAATGGAAATGGCAGAAGAGCGAATCGCAGAGCGTATCGACGCTAACCTACTTAACATCCCTATTGATCAGCTTGAGTACATGCCCAAGCCTATCATGATGACTAAAGTGGGTGAGATTGCTAATAAGACTAATGGTAAGCTGATCATTAAGGAGTATCCGACTGGTCAAGCTAACACTTCTCACTTCCGTGCTTTGCTAAACGAATTGAAACTAAAAAAGAATTTCATTCCCGATATTATCTTTATTGACTACCTAAATATCTGTGCAAGCGCACGCATGAAGGGTATGGGTGGCGCTATCAATTCGTATTCATATATCAAAGCAATTGCTGAGGAGATCCGTGGTCTTGCAGTCGAATTCAACGTTCCGATCGTCTCTGCAACGCAGACGACGCGTTCTGGTTTTGGTAGCTCGGATCCTGGGCTTGAAGATACGTCTGAGTCTTTTGGACTACCCGCTACAGCAGACTTAATGTTTGCTTTGGTATCTAATGATGAGCTGGCTGCACAGAATCAAATTCTCGTTAAGCAGCTAAAGAACCGTTACAATGATCCCAACATGCATAAGCGTTTTGTGATCTCTGTAGATCGTTCAAAGATGAAACTATCTGATGCACCTGATGCAAAAGAAAACCTTGTGCAAGACGTTCCAGTGATGGATAATAGCAACACTGCACAACAGACTGACAAATTCAAAGACTTCGTAGTATTTTAAGGAGATATATTATGGGCGGTAAAAAAGCCTCAGGTAAGCACTACACTTCAAAGGGAGAGCGCAAGTCTTCCATCAGCACTAGAGTTAGTGATCCGGGTCAGCGTTTGCTGAATCAGCTTCGTGCTCTGAATAAGGGTAAGAATGTTGTTATCACTTTGCCAGAGACTTCTAAGACTCTGAACAAAGAGGGCAAACCTGTTACCAAAATGGTTAAGACCAAGGTCAATGGTAAAGAGTGGCTCAAGAAGCGGATGGGACCATCTGAAAAGGTGACCGCAGAATGAAGGCTTGGCTCGTAGTTAAACCCGAACCAGCCCCAGAGCTGCTTGAAGAAGGGCTAAAAGATGCGAGTGATATTATTGCCTACTGTGCCAGAGTATCTAACCCAGCTAACGAGTTCAACACAGAAACCGGAGAGCGTCTCATCAGACGCCTCATCGAATGGAAGCACTGGTCACCACTCGAAATGTGTTCAGCCACCATCGGAATCGAAACGACCCGTGACATTGCGCGCCAGATGCTCAGACACCGAAGCTTCTCTTTCCAGGAGTTCAGCCAGCGCTATGCCGATCCTGCCGCTCTTGATGACACCTTTGTTGTGAGAGAAGCTCGTCTGCAAGATCCTAAGAATCGTCAGAACTCTTTCGATATGGATATGGACCGTCCATATTACAGAGATCTTGATCGTGAATGGCGTCTTAAACAAGAAAGAGTTATCCAAGTAGCCAAAGAGGCTTATGAGTGGGCTATCGATAAAGGTATTGCAAAGGAACAGGCTCGTGCTGTTCTGCCAGAAGGTAACACCACTTCTAAACTGTATATGAATGGCACTCTTCGTTCATGGGTTCATTATATTGAGCTGAGATCAGGAAATGGAACACAAAAAGAGCACATGGAAGTCGCTAGGGCAATTGCTCAAGCCATTAGTACGATCTTCCCAATGGCAGGAGAATATGTTCATGGGTAGAAAAATATCGACACATTATCCCACTAGTGGAAAAGGATCTTGTGAAATACATCTTGACTCAAAGAATGAAATGTTCTATATTAAGTACCTTGATGATACTGGTCGCACATTCTTTGTTGAAGATTTTCCTAATAAATCAATGCATTATGTAACTGATGCTGCTGAGAATTGGTGTTCGGGTATTAAGAAGTTAGAGGATCTATAATGGCATACTATTCTACTAAAACATATGGTCATAATATTGGCCTTAGCGCAGTGTTCCGTCAGCCTAATGCTGACCATTCGCATTGCCATCTGCTACATGGTTATAGCTTGCAGTTCAAGTTTGTATTTGGATGCAATGAGCTCGATAATAAGAATTGGGTTGTTGACTTTGGAGGCTTGAAAGCTCTCAAGGCTTGGCTCGAGGATAACTTTGATCATAAGCTAGCTTTGGATATTAACGATCCACACTTGGAGAAGTTCCGTGAGCTTGAGGCACTAGATCTAGCTGAGATTCGAGTGTTTGATGGCGTTGGTGTTGAGAAGTTTGCTTACCATGCATACAAGTTTGCTAACGAGCTCGTTCGTGAAAAAACTGGTGGACGTTGCTGGGTAGAGACTGTAGAATGTGCAGAGCACGGTGCTAACTCTGCAATCTACGAGGGAGAATAATGTCAGACTTACGATACACTGTACAAGTGCAAGCTGACTCAGATGGGGAGCTCTTACTGAGCTTCCCAGACGCTTTGTTGAATCAGATGGGTTGGGACGTTGGTGATCGGCTGATCTGGGAAGAATTACCAGACGGCTCTTATAGTATTAGAAAGGACAGCGATGAGTGACGCGAGAAAATATATCTACAGTGAAATCTTCTATAGTATCCAAGGTGAAGGAAAGTACACAGGTACTCCGACAGCTTGGCTACGCCTTTTCCTATGTAATCTACAATGTAATGGTTTTGGTCAGCTCGATCCCACCAATCCTGATACTTATGAGCTTCCTTTTGAGCATTTTGACGTATCAACAGTTAAACGGGTAGAGGACCTTCCTGTTTGGGATAAGGGATGCGATAGTTCATACACTTGGGCTAAGAAGTATAAGCATCTGATGGGTGAAGCTACTGGTGCTGAGCTTGCTCAGAAGCTGGTTGACAGTATGAAGAATGAACATAACCCTAACGGTTGGTTCCGTCATCCTGTCTCTAAGCAGTGGCAGCATTTGTGTATCACTGGTGGTGAGCCTTTGATGCCTCATGGTCAGCTTGCCTTCATTGACATCATGGAAGCATTGAAGCTGATGGGCGGAGGTCCTATTGCGGAGACTCGATATAATGCGTCTAGCAACACTCCTGGATCGATTACGTTTGAGACCAATGGCACTCAGAAGCTAGGCACTAAGTTCAAAGAGTATGTTGGCAACAAGGGTATGTTTGATACTGAGTTGTTCTTCTCTGTCTCGCCTAAGCTGTGGACTGTTGCTGGTGAGAAAGCTAGCAAGGCTATCAAGCCAGATGTTGTTGCAGAGTATCATCAGATCTCACCTCAGGGTCAGTTGAAGTTTGTTGTGGGTCCTGAACAGCGTCAGTGGGATGAGCTTGACGAAGTCGTCGAGAAGTTCCGTGCTGCTGGTGTTCGCTATCCTGTGACGATCATGCCTACTGGTGCTCGTGAAGAAGAGCAGTTCGCAACTGCTGGTGATGTGGCTCGTATGGCTTTCCATCGTGGCTATAACGTCTCTGCTCGAGTGCACGTCTATCTGTTCGGTAACGCTATTGGAACATGAGACAAGAGCTTCGCGATAGGCTTCATAAACTAGTCAAGGAGGCGGCCAAACAATGTGAGGGCCGCCTTCCTGATCACCCCAGTCACCCACACGGCAGAATTCCAATTGCTCACATCTATGATGTTGTTCAAGGTATTATGGAAAAGCCTGCCAGAGAATGCAGAGATCAACGCTATGACGAAATCCTTGAAATCGTTCAGTTTTGTGTTGACCATGCAGAAGAAATGTCTATTATTAGACAAATCAAGCATAAGTATCAGCCCGAGCCGAAGGACCCTGAGCCTTCTACTTTGGATGACTTCTTTTAAAACCGAGTTCTCCACCTGTTTGCTGTTTTGGGTGGCGAGGCTGTCGACCTCCTCCTTTCCTCGACGTAAAACCAACCTGAAAGGAATCTAAATGTCTACTGCTGAAACTATTCGTAATCGTCTCAAGTCTAGCGGTGTTCGCTTCTGGGCTAATGACAACATCTCTGAACATATTCTCGAAGAAGAGCATAACGCTCTGATCGGAGAGCTGACTGAGAAGTTTGAAAGAGTGCTCGACACTCTAATCATCGATCGTGAAACTGATCCTAACTCACATGGCACTGCTAAGCGTTTGGCTAAGATGTATCTCAATGAGATTATGTCTGGTCGCTATGAGCGTGCTCCTGACGTAACTGCATTTCCTAACGACAACGCTGAGACTCGTTATGGCGGTATGATTGTTGTTCGAGCAGAATTGCTGTCTATGTGTTCCCATCACCACCAACCTGTGAAAGGTGTTGCTTATATTGGCCTTCTTCCTTCTACTAAAGTCATTGGACTTTCTAAGTATGCTCGTATTGCTCAGTGGTGTGCACGTCGTGGGACGCTACAAGAAGAGCTTACACAGATGATCGCTAACGAGATCGCAAAGGCTACTGGAAGCCGCGATATTGCCGTGTATATCCAGGCTACACACGGGTGTATGGAGAACCGCGGGGTCTGTGCTCACAGTTCACTTACACAAACTACTGAGCTGCGTGGACAGTTCTTTAACCCATCTGTCAAGAACGAATTCTTGGACTATATCAAGATGCAACAGCAATTTGCAGGAAACCGTACATGATTAGAGAGACTCTTATCAAAGCGTTTAAGTCTCATGCTCAAGGGCACATCGACAAGCATCTGGCAAATGTGGAGGTCTATCTCCACAACCCAGCTGGTGTAGGTGAACATCCCGATATCATGGAAGCAATCGAGCAAGAGATGAAGCTCGTTGCAGAGTATCATGATATGCTCGAGATGACTGAAAAGTATTTGGAAAACGCTAGGCGGATCCAACTTTAATGTTGACTTAACCACGAGTGCTGTTGTAGGATTAACTTCCTACAACAGAGGACTGTATCATGGAAAAGATCACCTACACCAAAGCTCATCACGAAATTATTGAACATCTTAACATTGACAGATGGTGCAACTCACGTATCGATGTTAAATATCCTTCTGAAGACACCCTTTCTAAAATCAACGAAGTCTTTGTATCCCGCAAAACTTTTAAAACATGGGACGAAGATAACTTTATTCGTGTCGGTGTAAAAAATAATAAAAAGTACAAGGTAAGGAATCACTTCGCTACCTATTTTGAAGTTCTCAAAATCGAAGAAGGTAAGGTTCTCGGAACAGCTTTTGGTGGTGGAACATATGAACGCGATTTCTGGGTTGATCGTGAAGATATCTCAGATATCTGGTTGCTTGATAAAGATGCTGACAACCTTGCCTCCAAACTGGAGAATGTTACATTTCGCGATCACATGCTTGACATCTTCGTCAAATCTGGACTTGCTAAAATTTCATTCGAACCTCAAACTTAACTGTTGACTTAAAAGTGCGCCCCACCTATATTGGTGGGGCAACGCTTATGGAGAGCACAAAATGCGCAACGCTAAGATCAAAGAACGGCAACACATTGACTTCTTTGCCGCTATCGCAACCATGACTCGTGATGAAACTCTTGCATACTGCACTAAGCTAATTATTGAGGCTCGTGCTCCTAACTACACGTTGATTAATCAGTTGAAATC